TGAAATTGAGAAAGAATTCATGAAACCTTTCGGGGAGTTCAAGGACGTTGTAACCGAAACCGTGAAACTTATCGGCGAGTGCTCTGCCAAGATTGACACGGTAGTCAAGCAGAACGAACAGCAATACAAGGATAGGAAGAAAGCCACTATCAAGACCTACTTTGATGGATTGAATGTTAACCTTGTAGACTTCAATAAGGTTTTCAAGTCTGAGTGGCTCAACAAATCCGCAAGCATGAAGTCTGTATGCAACGATATTGATGCCATATTTGCTAAGATTGAGAACGAACTTTCTACACTAAAGGGGTTTTGTGAGGATTTCGATGTCCTTCGTACTTATTATATGGATACGCTCAATATCTCATCCACCATCCAGTATGCCAACCGTCTGAAGGAGCAGCGTGAGCGTGCCAAAGCAGCAGAAGAGGCGCGCATCAAGGCAGAGCAGGAAAGAAATGCTGCTGAAGAAGCGCAGAGGAAAGAGGAATCCGAACAACTTTTGGTACGTCCTGTCAATCCATTTGCTGTAGCAAGCCAAAAAATAAAATATCAACCTCCTTTTATTAATCAGCCCGAAGCACAACAGCCTGAACTGTTAACGAGAGCTTTCAAAGTCACCACCACTCGTGAGAATATCATTGCCTTGGGTGACTTCATGAATGAACGCGGCATTGACTTTGACAAGATAGAACTTTAATATATACTAAGTTATGAATTATAGCATAAAATTGAATTTACTAAAATTTAAAAACTCCTGCGTTGTAACTGTAAAAGGCGCGACATCTACAAAAAGAGGTGTTTTCATACCTATTGAAGACAATAACATCTTCATATCGGCAGATGATAACCTGAAAGCCAAAGGCGCGTACATTGACTCCACCGCTTGGGAAAACCAGTCGCCCGGCAAGTATGGTGACACGCACAGCATACGACAGTCGCTCGCCAAAGAAATTCGCGAACGCATGACGGAGGACGAGCTTAAATCCGTTCCGTATATAGGTAACATGAAGCCTTATGAGGTGCAAAACGCTTCTTCGTCTGTAAATGCACCCACCGCACAAGTGGATGAAAATTTGGACGATTTGCCATTCTGATGTTATGGACCTATGCAAAACAGATATACAAAATTTAATCCACCTTCTTGATAGATGTGCCGGACTTATAGACAAGTATTGCCGGAAACCTTGTGAGCTGGATAAAGCAAGGCAATGCAGGAAAATTAGTAAGAAACTTAAAAACAAAGCAAGAAAATGAAAATTATAATCAACAAACCAACAGAATTTGAAGCGGTCTACTTAGAAGTGGATGCAGGTGTACGCTATTGGGATGACGGATACATCAACGGTATGGAGGATACCGATTGTGAAGAAACGGATGGAATCCCCCAGATGCCTTGTGCCGAATATATGGGAGAACAACACATGGTGCTGCGTGGTTATAACTGGCGTTGGCGACCACTGATAGATATTGAAACAGGACAAATAGTCAACTGGTCCCAAGGAACAACTGCCCGTGTTCATTATAAAGTGTGCGATGATTTCCTTTGTGATATTCTTGATGGGAACAAAAACGTTATCACCTCTTATGACGGATATGTACCTAAGATTATGTGTCCGGCAGATGAAGGATATGGCGACTACATCATTATGAATATTGATGAGAATGGATTTATTCAAGGATGGAAAAAAGAATTGATTAAACGACTAATACAAGAAGAGGACTGATTATGGAAAGCAACATATCGCGCGATCATATTGCGCTTGAAGCGATGAAGTGTATGATGATGACAGCAAAACGCAGAAGAACTTTATGGAATAGAGTTGTAACATTGTTTTTTCCGTCCAAAGAAGCTAGTGTTACAAACTACTACTATGAAGGACAGGCTAAATCAGCTTATCAGATAGCTGATGCAATGATTAAGGAACGTAACAAGACAAAGGAGGAATGATTATGATGCACACATGGTTTGAGTGTAAAATTCGTTATGAGAAAGTAATGGAAAACGGGATGAATAAAAAAGTCACAGAATCTTATTTATTTGATTCTTTATCTTTTACAGAAAGCGAAGGAAGATGTATTGAGGAAATGACACCGTTTATCAGCGGTGAATTTACTGTTTCTGACATAAAACGTGCCAACTATTCTGAGATATTTTTCTCAGATGAAGAATCTGCTGACAGGTATTTTAAATGCAAGTTATACTTTATCACATTGGATGAAAAGACTGGTGCGGAAAAGAAAACATCCACAAACATTCTTGTTCAAGCATCCGACTTGAGAGATGCAGCCAAGAAACTGGATGAAGGAATGAAAGGCACAATGGCAGACTACGTGATTGCTTCGGTAGCGGAAACTGCTATTATGGATGTTTATCCTTATGAAGCAAATTCAGATGTTAAACCAGAATTTCCTAATGCTTAAAAATTGACTGATATGGAAGACTATATTTCAGACTGGTTCATTCCGATGGATTTCGGTAATGACCTTCCGGACGAAGAACCTAACGGTGAGGATAATTTTAATTTTGATTAAGTGCATTTGTTTACATGCCTGCTCTGTCTGTGAAGATATAGTGGGCGAAAATGGGGCGTAAGCACTGGCTGTGTTCCTTATTATGGATAAGTGCACAATATACATTGTAAGGGCTTGTTGATTTATGAAGCTTCAATCGGCAAGTTAATCATGATTGCTGGCACTGCCCAATTATGATTAGTGGGTTCGATTCCCCTACGCCCCTCATAAATGTGAGCCACACATAAATGGCATGGGTTAATAAATAATGGTTGTGCCCCGGAGAATACGCTTCGGGTCCTTTAATTGGGATGAAACAAATAAGTAACGAAAATGAAAAACGATAAATTAATATTGGATGCTTGTTGTGGTAGTCGTATGTTTTGGTTTGATAAACAAAATCCTAATGTGTTATTTGTTGACAAACGTTCAGAAACACTTACAGCCAAAGATAGGGATAAGATAAGGACTATAGAGGTAAAACCTGATATTGTCGCAGATTTTACTAATTTACCATTTGAAGATAATTCTTTCTATCAAGTTGTATTTGATCCACCACACCTGAAAACACTTGGAGAAAATTCATGGATGGCAAAGAAATATGGCAAGTTGCCTGATGATTGGAAAAGTATTATTCATGAAGGTTTCAAGGAGTGCATGAGGGTATTAAAACCGAATGGTACACTTATCTTCAAATGGAATGAAAGCGAGATAAAAGCATCAGATGTTTTGTCTGTTATTCCTTTCAAACCTCTATTTGGACATACAACTGGTAGACAAAGTAAGACGATATGGATGTGTTTTATGAAATTATGTGACGAATAAAATATGAAAACAAAAGAAATTATTTTATCAAAACAAACAATGAGTTCGCTTGAAATTGCCGAACTCACAGGTAAACAACACGCTCATGTTATGAGAGATATTCGCAACATGATAGAAAGCTTGAAGAAATCTAACGAATCCACATCTGGATTGGTTGAAGAAGATTACCATCGAGGAGATAGAACTCAATACAAGTATCTATCTGAATCAACACAAAAGAAATTGTTGAATTTTGCTTTTAGCGTTGGAGGTTCACAATATGTAATTACAGAAGATTCTTATCAAGATGCAAAAGGCGAACAAAGAACATTATACAGCCTTAACAAAAAAGCAAGTATATTGTTAGCGAGTGGTTATGATGTTGTACTTAGAGCAAAGATTATTGATAGATGGGAAGCGTTGGAAACAGGGAAAGCAGAACCAATAATCACTTCGGTAAAAACAGAAGTGAAACAGCCAACCATCTCCGACAAAATGAAAGTAGCTACATGGCTTATAAAGACGCTTAATTTAAACGATACATCTAAATTGATGCTGGCAAAGAGTATAGCTGCACCTCTTGGGTTGCCGACCCCTGATTATACTCCATCACATGGAATACTCAAATCTGCTACTGAATTACTCAAAGAAGCGGGTCTGTCTATCAGCGCACAGGCGTTTAATC